CAGCAAGGCCGGTGGCCTGAGGGACATCCAGGCTGCTGCCAAGCTGGCCGTGCCCGGTCGTAATGTGGCCGGTCGCCATGCCAAGCTCATCCCGGCCACCAAGTTCGGATCATCGGCTGGCAAGCGTCGCCTGGGCGGCGGCGCGCACCTAGGGAGGTAGGCATGCCCAGTCAGCTGCTGACCAACGACAAGATCGGCTTCATCGTCTGCAAGCCGTTCAACTCGCGTGGCAAGGAGTACGCGGTCGGCGACGACTTCCCGCAGGAGGAGGCCCGCGACATCGAGGTCTTCGTTCGGGCCCGGTACGTGGTTCCGTTCATCGAGAGCGCCGAGGACAAGAAGTTCGTCCGGCAGTGGCACCAGGAGCTCAAGACCCGCGAGGAGGTCATGGCAAAGCTGAACCATGACCGGGTGCAGCTGCTGATGCCGGCGGGCCAGGAACCGGACTCCGAGGAGGTGGTGAACCTCGAACGGCTCACCCACCCGGAGACCACCCCTGACGCCGAGGAGCTGGCTGCAGAGTCCGAGGAGCAGCTCGAGGAGGTGCCTGAGGAGTCCGGGGAGGAGCTCTTCGACCCTGGTGAGCACACCGTGACCGAGGTGAACGCCTACCTGGCCGAGCATCCCGAGGATCGGGATCGGGTGCTGGCCGAGGAAGAGGCCGGTCGCGGCCGCAAGGGCATCCTGGAGGCGTGATGATCAGCGCATTCGGCGTCGACCACGGGTACGACGAGGAGATCGAGAAGGCGTTCAGCGTGGGTGGGCTCGGCGGCGGGATCGCTCGTAGGGTCACCCAACTAGGTGGAGCGGCTAGCCGGCAGGGTGCCGGGATGCGTCGCGGTGCTGCGACCCTGAACCCGGGAAGCACTCCGTCCAAGGTGAAGATGGCCGGTGGCAAGGCTCTGGGCCGAGTCGGTGGTGGACTGCGCAGGCTCGGTGGCGGCATGGCCGCACGTCCCGGGCTGACCGGTGGCATCGCCGCTGGTGGTGCCGGTGCTGGCGTCGGTCTGGGTGCAGGAGCGGCGTTCGGTAACCGAAAGCGGTTCTGATGATCAGCGCGTTCGGTGTCGATCACGGGGAGATCTCCAAGGCTGTCCGGCTCCGGGTGGTCCGGGTCGGCAAGCCTCGAGTACCTCGCGGTACTCGCACGCGCAAGGGCAAGCGACTGAACGCCGCCCAGCGGCGCACCGCCTCTCCTCCGGGCCAGGCTCCCCAGACCGGCCCCCAGAAGATCCGGACCGGGATGCAGCGGATCACCGAGGCACCGATCACCATCGCCGGCGTCGGCCGTGGCACCTCCCGAGTCGGACAGACCGCCTCGAACTTCACCGCTCGGCACCCCGGACTGACCGGTGCTGGCATCCTGGGTGGCGGCGGGTTCGCCGGCTACAAGTACCTGTCGAACAAGGAGCCCAGGCGCAAGAAGGAGGCGTGATGACGTACTCCTACGACGGGCCCGGGACCACCGACAAGGACACCATCAGATTCCTGATCCAGGACACCGACCCGTACGGCGCAGGTGAGTGGCTGCTCACCGATGAGGAGGTCCAGTACTCCTACGACACCTGGTTCCCGCTCTACCACTCCGACCAGTACGTGGCCGCGATGTGCGCTGATACCATCGCGGCGCGTTACGCACGCGAGGCGTCCTACAGCGCCGACGGTGTGTCGATCAGTCTCGGGCCGGTCGGAGACCAGTACCGGGCGCTCGCGGCTTCCCTGCGTGAGCAGTACAAGAGTGCGCTGGTCGGCACTACCGTCGACGCCGGTGGGATCGCCCCGGACGAGCAGCTCGAGCCCGGCACCAAGCCGTTCTCCTTCGGCAAGGGGCTGCACGACAACCTCCAGGCCGGGCCGCAGGAGTATGGCGGGGTCTACCCGCCCGACCAGTCGGTGGCCAGCTCTGCCGGTCTCCCTGAGTACGAACGGATCGTGGAGCCGTGACCCTCGACGAGCTACTGGCCCTGCTGCCGGACAACGACACCGGCGATATCAGTGCGGCCGACCTGAGGACGATCGTCACCGATCTGTATGAGGCTGCGCATACCTGGGGCACCCAGTACGCCTACAACTGGTCCACCGACCAGACGCCGGGGAACGGGAAGATCTCCAAGTCCAACGGCTGGACCGCGGCTGACGGGATCCTGCACGTCGCAGATCTGTCCGCCGGCGGCCTGACCTTCGGGACCGCGCTGCTTGATGGTGGCCGGGTCAGCGCGCTGATCCTGACCGCACCTGGGATCGCCATGCAGATGAAGCCTCTCGACGTGAGCGTGGACCAGGGCGTGTACCGGGACATCCCGGTGAGCGTGGACAAGGCCTCGATGGTCGCTCCGTCCAACAACGACCTGATCACGCTCACCGTGGTGGCTCAGGTATGAGCTCGTTCTCCACAGACTTCTCCACCGACTTCGGCGTCGTCGAGGTACCACCGGAGCCTCCGGAGCCAGTACCCGCCTATGGGCACAGCCCGATCACGGCCTTCGCGCGCTCGTACGTGCGTGCGCGAGCCACGGCGGTGATGGAGTACAGCTGCCGGATCACCCGGGGACAACGACCTGATGGGTATGACGAGGACTCATTGGTGTACACCCCGGGTGGTCTGGCCGAGGTGGTCTACGAGGGCCGCTGCCGGATCTGGGAGGTGGCCAACGCCAGCTCGGTGGTGGTCGGGGACACCGACATCTACCAGATGAGCACCAACCTCTCGATCCCCTGGGACTCCCCGGCCAAGGTCAAGCGCTACGACGAGGTGACCATCCTGACCGCACCCACCGATAGCCAGATGGTGGGCAAGCGCTACGAGATCCAGACCATCGCCAAGGCCGGCGAGCTGCGGGCCACCCGGCGGTTTGAGGTCACGGGGCTGATGTAGATGCCGGTCTACTACGCCGACATCACCAGGCTGACCGAGGCGCTGCACCAGACCGCTCAGCAGTCCCAGGTGACCACCCAGCAGGTGCTGGTCCAGGCCTCCAACCAGATCCTGGCCGAGATGGAGGCCAAAGTCCCGGTGAAGACCGGGAACCTGCGCCGGTCCCTGCACATCACGGTGAACCCGGGCCAGGTGATCATCGGCCCGAACGAGACCCAGGCTCCGTACGCCGGCTACGTCGAGTCCGGCACCAAGGCACACGAGATCAGACCCCGGAAGCCGGGCGGGGTGCTGGTCTTCACCGTCGGTGGAGTCAAGGTCTTCGCCAAGAAGGTGCACCACCCGGGCACCAGAGCCCAGCCCTACGTGCGTCCGGCTTTCGAGGCGTGGGTGGACTCCCTTGGGACGATGGCAGCAGAAGCCAACGTCAAGGTGCTCAAGGACAATGCCAAGTAGCCTCTCCCGCGGACCGATCACCACTCGGCTACTGACCGAGCTGGAGACCGAGGGCTTCCCCGTGGGCGACAATGCCTCACCGATGGTGCCGTACGGCTGGCAGGGAGAGCCGAACCAGCCCGGCACCACCTTCACACCGTGGTCGTCGCTGTCCCCTGGAGCAGCCACGCTGCAGAACCCAGGTGGGGCAATGGGGGACAGCCAGAGCGAATGGCGACTGGCCTACATGGTCACCTACGCCGGCCTGTCCCGGAAGCAGACCGAGGCGCTGGCTGACCGGATGCGGATGAACCTGACGAACATCGCCAGGGAGTCCGTGCAGACGGACACGGGGAACTGGCGGATCCAGAAGGTCACCTGCACCGCCATCGGCAACACCAACCGGATCGGGTCTGCCTATCCGGACTACTTCACACAAGCAGACTCGTTCGAGGTCTGGGTCACGAAGGGAAGCTGAGCATGCCGCGACCGAAGCAGGTCAAGATCACCAAGGACGGGCAGGAGGGGTTCTGCCTGGAGTCGTCGCTACCCGCATGGGAGCGGAACGGCTGGACGCGCGCAGATGATGGAGATAGCGAGGAAGAGGCCGAAGTCACCGACAAGCCGCTGGAGACCCAGGCTCGCGCAGCGAAGAAGACCACGAGGAAGGCAGCCGACTGATGGCACGCATCATCCCGAATGAGAACACCTGGATCGGGTTCACCACGGCCGCGATCACCGACCTCAGCGCGCCCACGGCAGCCCAGGTGGCCGCGTGTGTCGACCTGACCGGCTTCTGCATCTCCCTGAACGCCAGCTCCCGTGGCAACACGGTGCCGACGCCGGCGTTCGACAGCCTCTTCGAGACCAGCACGGCTGGTACCTCGGCGGCGACGTTCGACGCGGACTTCTACCGCGACGACGAGGACGACACCGCCTGGGAGACCCTGCCGCGTGGTACTCGAGGCACGTTCATCATCAGCCGGTTCGGGGGCACCGGCACTGATAACCTGCCGGTCGCCGACGACAACGTCGAGGTCTGGACAGTGATGGTGACCAGCCGGACGATGGCGAACATGAGCTCCAACACGGTGCTCACCTTCACCGCGTCCTGCTCGGTGAACGTGGAGCCGTCGGAGGACGCCGTCGTTGCTGCCTGAGCCATGTAGTGGCTAGCATCCGGACGTGGCCAACCAGACAGCGAAGAACGTAGAGGCACGGCAGAAGCAGTCCGAGGAGTCCAAGCGCGCCACCTTGGACATGCTCAAGAACAAGCCGCGCTCCACCACCGAGTTCTCCCTCTTCCTCTCCGACGGCAACGGCGGCACCAACGAGGTGACGCTGAAGTACCAGGCGATCGGGATGCGTGCCTACGACGCTCTGGTGGGCAAGCACCCGCCGAAGCCGGAGCAGCGGGCCGAGGGCAACTCCTTCAACATCGACACCTTCGCACCCGCGCTGATCGCGGCCTGTGCGGTGGAGCCGGAGATCACCCCGGCCGAGGCCAAGGAGATCTGGGACTCCGACGACTGGTCGCGCGGGGATGTGATGGTCCTGTTCCGCAACGCCGTGGAGCTCAACAACCGGGGGCTGGATGTCCCTTTCAGCGAGAACGGCTGAGGAAGGACCAGAACTTCTACCTCGAGATGTCCTACTGCTACGAGAAGGGCATCCCGCACAGCAGGTTCCTCAAGTGGGACCCGGAGGATCGGGCCAAGGTCCTGGCCTTCGCCTACGAGTCCTCGCTGCGCTGCCAGCTGTGCGGGACCGCCCCCTGGGAGTGGGAGGAGAACAAGTTCGCCTTCACCGCAGTGGATGAGTTCTGCCAGGGCTGCTACATGAAGTCGGTCTACTCCGACACGCAGGGGTCGTCACTGCCCGGCACCAATGTCAAACTGATCCCAACCACACCACAGCTGACAGCCAAACTGGCGATGAAGGCGCGGAAGCGCTCCAGGCTGAAGATGGACTAGGACGAGATGACGACCCAGCCGGTCGAAGCGAACGTTGTCCTGACGACGGACAACACCCAATACGACCAGGCGATGATGCAGTCGGCCGGGGCGACCAACAACCTGGGCACCGCGGTCGACTCGCTGGGCAAGAAGATCAACTCGCTGTCCAAGACCGCCGGCAAGGGTCTGATCGGGATCAGCGCGGCCGACGTGGCCACCATCACCGGGGCCACTGCCGCCTGGGCCAGCTACGAGAAGCAGGTCGAGCGGCTCAAGGCCCAGTCCGCAGTGCTGACCCGGACCACCGAGCAGCAGACCAAGCTGATGGGCAGCTATGAGAAGTCGGTGAAGGGGCTGCGGCTGGAGTTCGGGACCACCACCAAGGAGGCCGCCAACCTGGTCCAGACGCTCTCCAAGGTCGCCGATGTCCGGTCCCAGCGTCAGCTGCAGGACCTGTCCAAGGTCTTCCAGCAGATGTCCGAGGCAACCGGGGAGAATGCCGAGGGGCTGGCCACCTCGCTGACCAACCTGCAGCGGGTGATGGGCCAGCCGGTCAACGCCAAGAACAGCCGGGAGTACGCCGACACCTTCACCTACCTGGCCGCCAAGACCAACACCAGTGCCACCGCGCTGGCCGACTTCACCGCCACCCTGGCCCCGACCGCCATGGCCATGGGAATGAACACCAAGCAGGTCGCCGGCTTCGCAGCCGCCTTCACCCGGGCCGGGGTCAACGGTCAGGCCGCGGCCACGGTCTTCACCAAGGTGACCAACGACATCACCAAGTCCATCCAGACCGGCTCCCCGGAGATCAGGACCTACGCCAACCTGCTCGGGATGACCGGCAAGCAGTTCGAGTCGCTGGCTCCGGACCAGAAGCTGATCCAGATCTTCCAGCAGCTGAACCAGATGGGGCAGGGCCAGGCGGCCACCTTCCTGGAGCGACAGGGGCTGGAGGGGCCACGGAACATCCGGGCCATCCAGGCGATGATCCAGCAGTCCGGCGGCATCGCCCAAGCCGTGCAGCAGGCCCAGTCGCCAGCGGCTGCCGGGGCCACTGAGCGTGGCTCCGCGGCGGTGATGAACAACATCTCCAACCAGATGTCCAAGCTGCGTGAGGAGATGGAGCAGACCGCGGAGGCCATGGCCACGCTCTTCGGCCCGGCTCTCGAGGAGGTCCTCAAGGGCGTCGTCAAGTTCGCCGATGTGATGCGTCAGGTCGTCGAGGGACCGATGGGCGAGTTCCTCCAGATGGTGATGGGCATCCTGGCCCCGCTGGCCGGTGGCGTCGGGACCATGCTGCTCTTCGCCGGCGCACTGCTGAAGGTGGCCACCGCCTTCATGGCGGTGCGCAACTCGATGGCGTACGGCTTCCGCGAGGGGCTGGCCGGCAACCAGCGGATGATCCGCGACGCCGAGGGCAACTACGTGGCCGCGCCTGGTCCGGGTGGTACCACCGGCACGCTGGGCCGGCGTGGAGCCCAGATCGCCGAGGGTGGGCGTTGGACCCAGGCCAGCCTGTACAACCTTGGCCAGCCGGTCGGTGCCTTCATCGGTGGCACTCGAGGCGCGGCGTACGAGAACTGGCAGCGGGCTCGTGAGGCCTGGGATCCCGACTATGTGCGGCAGCCCCCACGCGGGGTGACCTCGTACATGGCTGGTGGCGCTGGTCGGGCCCTGGACTTCCTGTTCACCCCACAGTTCGACCAGATGCGCTATGGGAACGCGGCCCGGCGTACGCCGTGGTTCGGTGAGGGGTTCTCCAGCACCCACCCGATGGACCGCATGATGACCTGGGCGCAGGGTGAGCGGTTGGCCTCTCGATCCCGGACCACCATGGGTCTGCAGGGTCAGCTCACCGACATCCGTCGGCAGGAGGCTGCGACCCGCCGGGACTACGCCATCAGCAACGAGGAGAAGGAAGCCCGGCTGGCGAACATCGCCGCGGCCAAGGAGGAGACCAAGGCGCGGCTGGCCTCGGCCCAGGCCGCGGAACGTGCGGTCAAGGAGGAGATCGCTGCCAGCACAACAGTGGCTTATGCCAAGGAGCGTGAGGCCACCGCGACCAACGAGGCTTCGGTAGGGAACCGACGCCTGGCTGCTGCGGCCGGACGCGCTGCGATGGCAGTAGGCGGCGGTGTCGTCGGAGCTGGGGTCGCCGGGATCAAGGGGCTGGCACGGTCACCGATGGGGGTACCCGCTGCCGGCATGCTCGGGATGACGGTGATGGGAGCCACCGGCTACGAGAACGACGTGCTCTCCGGGGCCGCGATGGGCTCGATGTTCGGGCCCTACGGGGCTGCCGCCGGGACCGTGCTCGGGATGGGGATGGCCGGGTTCAAGGCCAACGACAAGGTCTCCGACACCCTGAAGAACCTGAAGGCGCAGGCCGACGAGGCTGCCCGGTCCGGTACCGGGCTGTCCGCGGTGGCCCAGGGGATGCAGGACGCCAGCAAGCAGGTCGACGACTTCGCTGACTCGATGGACTGGAAGAAGAACGCCCCCGAGACCTACGAGATGGTCACCGACCCGGGGCACTACTTCGGGTTCCAGAAGAACGTCATCGAGGGGATCTTCGGCAGCTCCGATGTCGAGGAGGCGCGGGGCGACCAGAAGAAGATCCAGGACTCCCTCAACGACACCACCTCAGCGGTGCGGGCTCTGGGCAAGGCGGTCGGCAAGGACTTCACCGGCACGGACAAGAACCAGCTCCAGCAGATGGAGGAATGGATGTCCGGCGAGGGTGCCCAGGCCCTCGCCTCGGTGGGGATGACCTTCGAGGACTTCCAGAAGTCCCGGGAGAAGGGCGGCAAGCAGTTCAGTGACCTGCTGTCCCGGATCAACACTCCCGGCCAGGCCAGCGGGCTGTGGGACCGGCTGCGGCAGTCCCCGACCGGGGCCGCGATGCTGGACTCCGCTTCCGGTCGAGCCTCACTGGAGTTCCAGGCCGACATCGGGGTCTTCTACAAGGCCACCCATGAGGCCTTCCAGGACCTGACCAAGCAGGGCTATACCTACCGGGACATCATCAAGTCCTCGGCCACCGACCTGCAGACCATCGGGGTCAGCAACAACCGCGAGTCCGAGTTCGCCCTGGCCATGATCGCCCAGGCCCAGCAGGCTCAGCAGCTCCAGCAGCCGTTCATGAGCCGGCCGGCCCAGTTCCGGCAGGCGCTCGGGCAGATGAAGGACCTGGAGGGTGTCGACACCGCCCAGCTCTCCGATGCCGGGCTGCAGCTCCTGGACCAGACCAAGCAGGCCACCGCCCAGGCCATCGCCGGCACTGCGCAGTGGGAAGCGCAGATGCTGCTGGCCTACAAGCAGTTCGACACCCAGCGGGACCGGGCCGAGGAGGACTTCAACCAGCAGCGCCAGTACCAGGAGGAGGACTTCCAGATCTCCCGGGAGCGGGCCGAGGAGAGCTACGAGCGGAACCGCACGCGGGCAATCCAGGAGTACAACATCAGCCGGCGTCGCGCCGAGCAGGAGTTCAACATCTCCCGGCGGCGGGAGGAGCAGGACCACGCCCATCAGATCGAGGTGATGGCGAAGCAAGCCGCCGAGTCGATGTACAACGTCTACGAGCGGATCGAGGTCAAGCAGACCGCGTCTGCGGAGTGGCTGCTCTCGAACTCCCAGGAGCAGCTCAAGGCGATGGAGGACCAGATCGCCAACCTGGCCAAGGCGCGCCAGATGGGGCTGTCCGACCTGGCCATCCAGCAGTTCGGGCTGGGTGAGGCGGGGAACGCCCAGCAGCTGGAGCGGCTGATCCCGGAGCTCAACCCACAACTGATCGCCCAGTTCAACCAGGTCGCCCAGCAGAAGGTCACCGAGGGCCAGAAGCTGGTCACCGACTCCTCCAACGAGCAGTGGCAGGAAGCGGAGTACCAGCGCAACAAGACCATCCGGCGGAACCTGCAGGACTTCGACCGGCAGATGGACCAGAGCGGCGATGACTTCCACCGGCACCTGAAGCAGCAGGACGACGACTTCGAGCTGATGATGGATCAGCAGCTCGAGGACTACAAGCGCGGCATGGCCCGCCAGGAGGTGGCCTACAAGAAGCAGATGGACCGGGCTGCTGAGGACTTCTCGGAGATGGCCAGGACCATCAACATGTCCCTGGAGGACATCCTCACCCAGGCTGCGAAGAAGCTGCCCGGGATGGCCGGCCGGCAGGCCCAGCAGGTGCTGAAGTCCTTCCAGAGCCTGCGCGGCTCCACCACCGACGAGGCCATCAAGACCATGCAGGAGCTGGCCGCGATCTGGGGGTTCGAGTACAAGATCCCGCCCTCGGTGCAGCGGCAGCAGCTCACCGCCGGCCACAACCAGGCCGCCTACGGACCGGGTCACGAGGCCATGGAGCGGGCCACCGGCTACCACACCGGCGGCGTGATGCCCGGCTACACCCCGGGCCAGGACATCTACAACATCAACGTCGGCGGTGGCGAGGCGATCATGCGTCCGGAGTGGACCCGGGCGATGGGTGGCGAGAAGGCCATCAACGCGATGAACCACGCCGCCCAGTACGGCAGCTTCGCCACCGGTGGCATCTTCCGGCCGATCAATGCGTCCATGTCCAACCCGCTGCACGACCAGTACACCGGCTACGCCGCGGTGGACTTTGCCGCCCCGGTGGGCACCCCGGTGTACGCCGTCGAGGCCGGCCGGATCAGCAGGTCCTACGACATCACCGGCTTCGAGCCCCGGCGGGCCGACTACGGCAAGGCCCAGGACGGCTACCGTTCCTACGGTCGGGTGATCTACCTGAAGACTGCCGGCGGTCCCGAGGTGCTCTACGCACACCTCAGCCAGCGTGGTGTGGCCGCCGGCAGCCAGGTGATCGGTGGTCAGGTGATCGGTCTGTCCGGTGACACCGGCAACTCCACCGGTCCGCACCTGCACTTCGGTGACAGCGACGGGAACCCGATGGAGTTCGCCGGCGGAGCCAGGGGAGCCGGTGGGCTGCTCGGTGCCATTGCCGCGGCGGTCTCCGGCGCAGTGAACGCGACACGGGCGAGCGCATCCCGGGCCCTGCTCAAGGGCTGGTACCCGGAGTCCGAGCGGGCGGCGATGGCGATGGAGGGTGTGCACCCGCTCGAGGTCGGCCAGGTCAGCTCGCTGATGAACCGGTTCGCGCGGCGCAGGATCAACAAGCTGGCCACCATGGGCATCAACACCATGAGCATGAGCTCCCCTGCCGGCGCGGACACGATGACCAACCAGCAGCTGATGCGCAAGGCGATGCTGAACATGGGCTGGCACCAGTGGAACGCGCTGTACAACCTGGAGATGGGTGAGGCCGGCTTCAACAACATGGCCCAGAACCCGGTCTCCTCGGCCTTCGGGATGGGCCAGTTCCTGGACTCCACCTGGGGCGCGTACGGGAAGAAGACCACCGACCCGTGGCTGCAGTCGGTGTACATGATGCAGTACATCAAGGATCGGTACGGCGACCCGCAGCGCGCCTGGGCGGCCTGGCAGAGCCGGTCCCCGCACTGGTACGGGTCTGGCGCGGTCTTCGACAAGGCGCAGACCATCGGGGTGGGCGAGAACGGACCGGAGGCGGTGATCCCGCTCAACGCCCACGGCGCGGACTTCATGGGCGAGGTGATGGCCCGCTCGATCGGGCTGGGTGCCACCCCGATGCGCGGCGGCTACTCGGTGCACGCCACCAAGATCGACCGGTCGATGAACTTCACCGGTCCGATCACCGTGCAGGCCAACGACCCGCACGAACTGATCAGCAAGCTCCAGGCTCGGCAGCGCGTGATGGCTCTGAGCCGGCCCTCCCTGACAGGATCTGCGGCATGACCAGCAAGACCGGCCTGGACTACATGGCGGTGGAGGTCTCCTTCGGGACCCGCTGGGTGAACCTCAATGACGGTGAGGTCTTCAAGATCGGCGCGGACGGGACCCGGGACTCGGTGGCCAAGACCTGGCGCAAGGTGATCGCCACCAGCCCGATCCTGGGCGGCGACTATCTGATCCACGCAGTGCCCGAGATGGTCCAGGAGCGGATCAGCGTGTGGATCTACGGCACCACCCAGACCGAGGTGGCCGACAACCTGTTCTACCTGCAGGACCTGTTCGAGCAGTACGACTACCGGGTGCGCTGGACCACGGACGAGTACCGGGAGTACTGGCGCTGCCAGCTCGCCGATGCCACCTTCAGCCGCAACCAGATCTGGACGCACAGCCTGATGGCTCGAGCCGACTTCACCATCCCGCGCTACCCGGACGTGACCAGGGAGCACCTGTGACCGGGCGACTCACCATCTGGGGAGCCGGCCAGCTGCTCACCAGCTACTTCAGCCAGACCACAACTCCGCCCCAGGAGTTCTACCTGGCCTTGATCTGCACCGTCGCACCCACGCCGTACCTGTCCGGGGCCGAGCTCGACGAGCCGACCAACTCCGACTACGCCCGAGTACTGATCGAGAACGACCTGGCGCACTGGTCGAACGCCTCCCAGCCCCAGATCATCGCCAACGTGGTGCCCAGCCAGTTCATCACCGCCACATCAGATTGGGGGTTGATCAGCTACTGGGCACTTACAAACGCTCCAGTGGACGGCTACAACCTGATCATCGGGGACCTGGCCAACCCGGTGATCATCAACACGGGAGACCAGGCGAGGTTCGAGGACGGGGACCTGACGGTCTCCCTGGGCCCGTTCCTCCTCGACGAGGAGGAATAGTGGCGACGGTCCAGATCGTGCCTGGGAAGACCGATATCCAGGTCAGCGCCAACGGCAAGGCGGTCCGGGTGCCGCCGGCGTTGCTCGAGGTGCCCGGTGGTCTCTACCCGCTGAAGAGCGCGGCCTTCGAGGTGGACGAGTACCGGATCATGTCTGGCTGGCCGGTCTCGATCCCCACCGGGGACATCCGGATCCACTGCCAGGTCACCGGGGACGGCACGGTGCTGGGCAACCGGATGGAGCCGACCGCACTGACCACCAACGCGGACATGCGCTGGGTGGCGGACGCGGACTTCTACGACCAGACCGCACTGCTCTGGCGTCCGCTGCAGAGTGGGGCTTCACCTTGGGAGACCTCCGCGGAGAGCGCGCCGAGCCTGATCGCGGACTACGAGTACCGGGTCGGGGACGAGCGGTTCATGGGGATGAGCGCGCTGAACTTCGACTCCGACACCAACGACTACATGTGGATCGACCTGTCCCTGGCGCTGGGTGGCACCACCGGCTACACGGTGATCATGGTGATGAGCCCGAACTCGGTCTACGGCAACGACACCAGCGTCCACGACAACACCCTGTGGGGACCGGACAGCACACTCGGGGCCTGGAGCGTGTTCACCGTCAAGGAGAAGGCGATCTGGCTGACCACAGAGGAGCAGGTCGCCCAGAAGGGTGTAGCGATCGGGAACGCGCTGACCACTGCCGCACCCAGCTACGTGGCCCTGGTGGTGGGCAGGCCGCAGACGACCCTGTATGCGGGTCCTGGGCCCACGGGAGCCCAGGTGAAGGCATTGACTGCCGGAGCTGCTCCTGAGCCGCTGAGCCCCCGTTTCCGGCTGGGATTCGGGCCGTTCCCGTCCAGCGCCACGATGGACATGGCGCTGCTGGACCTGAGTATCTACGCGAACCTGCTCAGCAAGGAGGAAGTGCTCGCTGAGTTCGCGCTGCTCAGCCAGGTCTATGGGGGTGACGGGTGAAGTCCCTGACCGCCTACCCCTCGGACCAGGAGCCGCTGGGCTTCTTCCGGATCTTCGCCACGCCACCGGGTGGCTTCGAGCGGGAGATCACCCTGTTCCGGGACGCTCCGGTGCAGATCGGCTCGGTGTCCACCCAGGACCCGTTCACCGACCAGACGGCCAGCCTGAGCTTCCCGATGATCACCACCTTCGACACCCCGGGTGTCGGTGACCTGGACTGGCTGGTGCCCAACTGCGACATCGACATCGTCTGGCAGAACGTCGGGGCCTACGACTTCGAGTGGCGCTGGGAGGGCTACATCGCCTCCTACTCCTTCAGCCTGTCCGGACAGGACTCGAGCTTCAGCACCGACCTGAAGGGGGCCTTCTACGGGCTGGACGACTACCTGGCCATCCCCTCCCACCCGAAGAGACCGATCCCGTACGAGATTCTCATCGCCAAGGCCTTCGACCAGGCCCTGCACCCGGCGCACCTGGGCCAGTTCCAGATCCGGTGGCCCAGCGACTGGACGCTCACGGTGCCGCCGTTCAAGGACCCGAACTACCTGCTGGCGCTCAAGCCCAACGGGATCGGCACCGATAAGCGCTGGACCGGGTTCACCTCCCGGAGCACCGGGAGCTGGGAGCCGATGCTGTCCGGCTTCGTGCAGTCCCTGCTCACCGTGATGTTCGCCGAGGGCGGCTCGCAGTGGAGCATCCGGAACCTGGGCCGGCGTCGCCCGGAGCTGTTCCTGCGCCGGATCCCGGACTCGAGCGACGACTCGATCATCGAGATCTACCTGGGCGCACCCGGGGTCCAGTTCGACGGCTCCAAGGACTTCACCCAGCGGGCCGGGGTGATCTACGGCTCGGGCAAGGACGAGGCCGGCATCGAGTTCTCCAACATCCAGGTCACTCCGAACGGGGCGACCACCTACTTCAAGCCGTTCGCCTGGTCCCCACAGATGTGGCCGCGGAAGGGCAACCCCAGCTACAAGAAGACGGTCAAGCCCAAGGAGGTGATGATCCAGTTCCAGACCGGCGTCGACGAGATCAGCGCGATGAAGATCGCCCAGGGCCAGTACCAGCGTTCCGCCGAGCCCGGGATCACCGGGACCATCACCCTGACCACCGACCCGCGCCGGTCCAGTGGGGCACTGATGCCACGGCTGATGATCAAGGGCGGGATGACGATCCGGATCAACGGGTTGTTCGGGGTGCGAGAAGGGGTGCTGGCGCACGTCACCGAGTCCTCTGCGGACTTCACCAACCTGACCACCACGCTGACCTTCGACACCAAGTACCGCGACCAGCTGACCGTGGAGGAGGTGCGGGCTAGGACTCGGGACGCACTGACCCCGATGCGCTCACTCCAGGTGGGCAAGTACTCCAACACCATCCAGGACCTGATCCTGCCCTGGTCCTACAAGGCCGGCTCCGGGGTGATCCCCACTGCGGCCAGTGAGTTCTTCAACGAGAAGCTGCCGGCCGAGGCCACCTTCCCCTACGAGCAGTGGACCAAGCAGTTCCCGCCCAAGCACCCGTCCTACTCCAAGTACTACATCCGGATCGGCCCGACGGACCCAGGCAACTCCAACAACAACTGGAGCCACATGTCGCGAAACGGGATCCCGACCGCGGCCATCCCGATCCGGATGGGAGCACAGGGCAGCATCCGTCTCTCCCAGATCGCGGCGTACGACAAGGACGGGAACGTGATGCCGGTCAAGTTCCACGTGAGCGTGTACACCATCAACTCCCTCGCGGTGCACTCCATGCCGCGGCTGCCGGGACTGCGGACCAGCCCGAGCTTCCCCAAGTACCTGGCTGCTCGGCGGGTGGATGGCTCAGTGATCCCGACCACCTACGAGACCACCGCGGATGAGGCCCAGTGCCACCCGTTCTGGGATGGGGCCTGGGAGAAGGTGAAGCCGGACGGCACCCAGTACGACTACATCGGCAACACCAACCTGCCCCAGGAACCGCCGGTGGTGGGCTGGGGCCACTACTACGAGCCGGCCGGCTACGACCCCGGGGACTTCTCCAAGGGTGCCCAACGGACCGGGTTGCTCGAGGATGCGGTCCAGTGGACCTGGGACGTGTCCGGCCGGCTGGACATGAGGAAACCCAGTGCAAACCAGGACAAGGAGGACGCCGGGATGCTGTACATCATGATCTACTGCGACGACCAGGGTGACCAACCGGTCTTCTTCCTGGGGCACTTCATCCGCGTGGAACCGGGACAGGGCTGATGGACGGCAGCATCACCGACGAGCAGGCCCATCTCTGGCTCCAGGAGGTTGCGAACAGCGGCTGGGTCAGCCTGCACTACGACAGCCCGGCCCTGGGTGGGGACGACAAGGGCGAGATCGCCGGCGGTGGCTACGGCCGGTTCAAGATGGTCTGGAGCCAACCGAACAACCGGGCCATCTGGTCCCTGACCGATGCCCGGTGGACCGGGCTGACCCAGAACAAGCTCACCTACTTCGGGGTCTGGAACCAGCAGTTCAACGGGATGCTCCGGGCCTACGCCGAGCTCCCCTCGCCGGTGGCGATCCTGAACGGCAAGGGCTACATCCTCTACGCCGGCAGCATTGTCGTGTCGTTCGGCTGAAAAAGGGCATAAAAAAAGAACCAGTGGGCCCCGACCCTCCTCCGAAGAGGAGAGCCGGGGCTCTGGTTGATGGGCATCTGGAACCCATCGGTCCGCGGAAGTTGCACCACAGGCGACCGCGGGGGTCTAGCTGTTGGCACCGCCAGACTTGCAGGCGCTGAACAGCTCCGGGTAGGACGAGTAGCCGTTCTCGCTGAGCACGGACTTGGCGGAGTTCAGCTCGGTCAGTGCCTGGTCGGCACTGGTGCTGAAGTAGTTGTTGTCCAGGTAGTCCCCAGCAGCGTCGATCTCATGGGACATGGCCTGGTAGAGGTGCTCGCTGAACTCCACCACCAGCGCGCAGGTGCCGAGCTGGTCGTCCTTGGCGGAGATGTCACTGCGCGCGGTGTCCAGGCTGGCCTTGATCGCATCCCGGTCCGCCTCGGTGTTCTTCAGGGTGGACTGGGTGTTAGTCAGCGTGTGCTCGGTGCTGACCTTCGCGCTGTGTTCCTGGCTGTACATGACGGCCATCGTGATGCTGGCCGCGATGGCCAGCACCAGCAGGACCGCGAGCGTGATGATCGGGGCCTTGCCGGTCTTGCGCCGCACCGGCTTCGGCTCCCAGCTGGGAGCAGCGAGGCGGGGCTGGGTGATGTCGTTCTCGTTGGTGTACATGTGATTCTCTTTCATGTGATGTATTACTTGATGGTGTTTCTGACATGCAAGAACCCCGACCCCCATCGCAGTGGGGGCCGGGGTCCTGGGAGTGCTACCTCGTCACAGGCAACACGATTACGGTAGCCAGTCAGCTGGCTTCCGGCTCCTCGATGGTCTGCTCGACCAGCGAGTCCTCGTCCACTTCCGTGCCAGGGAGCGGGCCGAAGGTGTCCTCCTGGCTCTCGGTGCGGACCAGTACCTCGGGCAGCGGGTACTCACCGGTGCGTGAGCGGGAGGGCAGTTTGTGGACGAAGGTCCTCTCCACGTCCAGGTTCCAGGCCTTGACGATCATCGCGATCTGGACCCTGGTGCGGATGTGCTCGTTCTTCTCACGAGCCTGGGAGAACCGGCGGAGCAGGGCCAGGATCGCCGACCCGTTCTCCTCACGGTTCATGTGCGCCATCCGCTCCATGAAGATGGCGGCTTCGTCGTGGCCGTTGTGCTGGGCGATCCACCAGTGGGCCGCACCGATCGGCGTCGGGTGCACCGGCACGAAGCCGGCGCTGCGGACGTAGGAGCCCATGGCCGCGGAGTGCGCCAAGTCCGGGTGGCGCAGCACCATGTCGACGATCTCGTCGTTGGCGACCTTGACCCGGCCAGAGCTGGTGACACCCTGCTCGAGCATCCAGGCCCAGCGCGCGACTGAGGCCAGGATGATGTAGTTCTGGAAGCCGGCGAACTTCAGCGCGTCGGCGGCGGACCGGGCGATGCCGGTGTCGATGATCTGCTGAGTCTCCGGCGGCACGTCCCGGAGCACGTACCAGTACTGCGTGGTCCTCGACTTCACCTGGCCGTGCAGCCGATGCTGGCCGTCGATCAGGTTCTCGTCCCAGTCGAAGATGATGGGCGCGGCGGAGGCCTTGAACCCCTGCTTGGCACCCTGGGCACCCCAGAGCTTCTCGCCCATCAGCCGGGCGTACTTCGCCACGTCCCCCTCGCGGAGGTGCCGGTTGGTGGTGTTCTTGGCCAGGGCCTGTTCGGCGTCCTGCCAGGTCCACTTCTCCGGCGTCGCCGACATCGTCGGGTTCGGCTTGACTTTCCTCGTGGTCTTCTTGGGGTCCTTGGACTCAGCAGTCTTGGCTGCCATTGGTATTACCTTGCCTTTCATGCGATCTCTTGTGTGTTGTTGCTGACACGGCTCTCGCCGTACTTCATCCCCACCACGAACGCCATGCAGTACAGGCGCACCCAGGTGATGGGGTTCTGCGGGTCGACCTCGTCACTGGAGAGGAAAGCGGTGATCGCCTTCATCGCGTGTTCGGTCAGTTGATCCATCGGGATTCCAGTGACGGACTCGAACGGTGGTGCTGTGTTGACCTCCTTGTTGAGCTCTTCCCACACGGACTGGAGCGCTCCGTGCAGTTCCTCTTCCGGTGGGTCATGCCATACCGGCATGCGTTCTCCTTCCATGTGAACCGTGGGGGAGGGGAAGCTCGTGTGAATCCACTCCCCCACGGGGTCTGTTATTCGGTCTCGCCGAACCGCTCCTTGATCCACTCCTCGCGCTTGGTGCCAGGCTCGGCACCGAGCATCACGGTGATGGCCAGCTTCCGATCCATCAGGATCCTGGCCGTCGCTGCATCGGCATGGAAGTACTGCTCCTCCGGGTCGTTGACCAGGGTCAGCATCAGCTGGGCCAGAGGACTCTTCTCGCCCTCCTTCTGCAGCTCGGCCATGAGCAGCGGCTCCTTCATCGCCTGCTGAAGGTACTCGAACATCACCCCGTTGCCGGTGATCTCGTCCTCGCTGGAGACGTGGTGCAGCTGGGAGTCACCCCAGATCACGTGTCCGTCCTCGATCTTGAAGGCCTGGGAGTGCAGCACGAAGGCCCCGTCCCGCTCGTGCACCGAAGTGGTCAGGCACTCGGTCACCCAGTCCTCCTCGGGATGGGCATAGAACACGTACTGCATCTCGTGCGGACGCCAGGGCTGGCCGCTCAATGGAGACTCGGCCAGCTCGGTGTGGTAGCTCTCGAAGGTGATGGCCATGGTGGTGGCGTTGAAGCCCTTCGCCCCCATCAGGCCGGCATGCAGACCGGTGTCCCGGTCCAGCGGACAGACCACGGTTGCCACCATCTCCTCGCCGCGCCAGAAGTGCAGGTAGATCGACAGGTCGGTCTGCCCCTCGTTCGCGGGATCGGCTACCCAGCGCTCCTTGACCTCCTCCATCACCTTGGCGATCTCAGTCGCCTTCTCCTGCAACCCCATCGGACACCTCCTCCAGGTCGATCTCGATGTCCCGGAGGACATCACGCTCGCGCCAGGCGGAGCCGAGGGTGTGTCCGGCCAGGTAGCCGGAGGAGACGACCGCGGTGCCGACCAGCATCCAGATGTCCCAGACCTTGTTGTACTGGTAGTCGGTCTGGTGGGCGAACCCGACGATGTGCGAGATGTGGTTCAGCCCCTGGGTCAGGTAGTTGAGGAAGAACTCCTCAACCTCGCCATCGCTGGCGAATCCCTTGGCCATGTCGTGCGCCAACGTCCTGAAGTCGTCCTCGTGGTAGAGGTGATCCAGGTTGTCGAAGTGGAAGGCCATCTTCACCAGGTGGTTGTCCTGGTGACCCACCAGCACACCCTGGCAGAAGGTCTCCATGCAGGCTCCGAGATAGAACGGCATCATCACTGTCGCCGTTTCGGCCAGCGCCTCGTCGGAGTTCTCCTGCGGAGCCGAGCCGGCGTAATGGTGGTAACCGCGTCGGACCATGGCCATCAGCCAGGGCTGGTAGTGCCTGCGCATGGCGTTGAAGCCCGGCGCGAACTCGTCCCCATCGGTGACCATCATCAGCGGGCCCCTGCCGGCGTTGTCCTCCCGGACGTGCTGGAAGGAGTCCTCTACTTCCTTCAGCAGCTCACTCATGGGTGACCCTCTCCACCATCCAAGCCATGAACTCGGGCAGCAACACCAGCGGGATCGGGAACATCGGCTCGATGTCCGACTGGTAGGTTCGTCCCGCGATGAAGCAGCCCACGGCCAGGTTCTCGTCCTCTCTGGTGAACTCCATCCGATTGCTCTCTGCGAGCTCACGGATGACCTCGCGGAGTTCATTCTCTTCGTGACCACCGACATCCGCGCCGGCGATCCGGATGGCCTCCTCCCCGAAGGCCTCTCTGATCTCCATTGCATTCCTTCCTGGATGACCCCGGAGGGCAGGGCGGCACTCTATGCCCCACCCTCCGAGGTGGCTCTGGTCAGTCCCTGACCAAGATCTCCCCGGTGTCACCCACGTCCACGTAGTGGTCGCGCAGTGCCTCCGAGAAGAGCTCCAGCAGAGCGAGCTCCATCTTGGGACGCTCGGGCCGGTCCGTCGCCTCCTGGTGGAGGGTCCAGGCCGGACGCAGCGCGTGAGCTGCCCGGACGAAGTCCTCGGTCGCGTGTGGCTGACCGACCTTCTTGGTCCGGATGATGCTGTGCTTCCCCACGTCCTCGAGGTTGCGGACGATCCACGACGGCGTGAAGCCTTCGTAGGCCGTGTGCAACTGCTCGTAGTCGAGCTCCTCCCGCTGCGAAGCCGGGACGAGCACGTTGATCAGACGCTCCACACCCTCCTTGTCCAGGTCGGACACGTAGATGGTGTGATCGATCCGATGCCCCCCGAGCATGGACTTGGGCAGCTCCCCGACGTGGTTGCTGGTCATCAGCAGCATCAGGTCGAAGCCCTTGGTACGCATGCCATCGAACTCCCCGAGGAGCTTCTTCATGGCGTCGGGCCGGGAGAACAGGTTCTCCACGTCCTCGATCACCACCACCGCAGGAGATCCGACGCGCTCCACGAAGCGGAGCACGCCCACCAGGTTCTCGTCCCAGCGGGCCTCGACGAACGTCCACCCGTACTCCAGGCAGAACTGCCCGGTGATCGCGGCGGCCAGCGTCTTGCCGGTGCCGTTCTCGCCGTGCAGCAGGACGTTGTTGCCGATCCGGATGTGGGTCTTCTCGACCAGCGGCTCGCCGCTCTCGAGAGTGATCGTCTCCCCGGTCTCCTTGTCCTTCACCTCGTACCCGGCGTTGGACTCGCGGATCAGCTCCGCGCATTCGATGATCCCCCAGATCTGATCGGTCAGAGCCTCGTACACGTCCTTGGAGTACGCGACGGTGGTCCGGTCGATCTCGTAGGGGTTGTAGAACTCGGGCTCCTCACCAGCGGTGACCCCGCGGAGTGCCTTGTTCTTGTAGAGCGAGTTCGCCCGGACGTACTGCTCCACCATGATCAGCAGGCCCTGGACCTGCCGCTCGTACTTCTTCTTGGCGTGCACGCCGATGTGCAGGCACAGGCCGTAGTCCGGGTCCATGGCGTTCTGCAGGTAGAACTCCGCCCCCCACGGAGGGAACGCCAGCAGGCCGAACGGCACCTGGACCCGCTCGGTCGGAGAGACCTGGACGTACTTGAGCTCTGGCGGCTGGCTGCCGAAGAACCCACGGATCTCCTTCCCGATCGCGGTCATGCCGTACAGCTCCTTGAACACCTTGTTGAAGGCGAACGCCCCGTCCAGCGGCCGGCACTTCAGCTGCTGGGCGTACTCGTACGTCGCCTCCTCGGCTTCGGCCTGAGCGATCAGCATGTTCGCTGCCTTCTTCAGGCTCATCTTCGAGGGCACCTGGGGGAGGGCGATCCGGATGCCGCCATCCTCCCGGTACTCGAACGCAGACTCGACGGTCACCCGTCCGCCCGCGATGTCGGCCAAGAAGTCATCCACCTTCTTCGCCGTCGCCTTCATGGTCTTGTCACTCCACAGATTGTCTTCAGCCATTGGCCTGAAGACTCCTTTCATGGGGTCGTACTGCTGGGGTCACTTGATGAGGGGACCCAGACCGTCGTGTGCGGCCTGGTAGTCCGGACGGCAACGACCGATCGTTGCGTCGTGGTGGTGCACGTGTTGGGCGAAGAGGTTCTCGTCGTAGACGACTTCCGCCTTGGTCTCCATGCCCTCAAACGCACAGACTCGTGCGTAGGCGGCAATCCGGTTCAGCGCCCGCGTGGAGAGTGCGGGCACCAACGGCTTGCCGGTCTTGGTCTTGATGGGCACGTCGACAGAGAACCGAAGACGATGGATGGTCTCTTCGGTCACATCTGGTTCCTTCTTTCATGTGATGTTGGAGGGGTTATCTCTTGGGTCAGCTCTCCTGGTCTTCCTCCTCTCCCCACAGTTCGTGCCAGCGCTCCTGAGCGTCTGGCCTGGGCCCTATCCACTGACCTTCAGAAGGCCAGCTGGCTAGGGTATGGATCTCGTCATCGCCGATCACCTCGACCATGGTCAGGCGACCGCGGCCGTGGTAGTCGGCGATGGACAGATGTACGACGGCTCCGAGCTCGCCCCGGGAGAGCAGCTCCACACGCTTGGCGTGCAATGCAGAGCTGCCCTCACTCGGGTAGAGCACGTCCCGGAGTTCCCCGCGCGGACCTAGGAACAAGATCCGCTCCTCCCCATACCGGTACTGGGCGTAGACGATCTGGTTGATCGCCTCTCGCAACTGTTGGTCCTCCGGGGCGATGCTCATGCGACCTTCGGTCCCTCTCCCTCGGGACCCCACTCGGCTTCCATGGCCAAGCGCAACGCCTCGTTCCCCTCACCGAAGACGTGGGTCCACTTCAGGTTGTCCTTCTCGTCGAACATCGCCATCCCGAATCGGGCGTTGCGAAGTCCGTGCGGAAACGTGGCCAGCACCTTCTGGGCCACGAAGTTGACTGAGGGAGCCATGTTGTTCTCGCTGGTCTCGACGATCGCCTGGAATGTGATCACTGTCGTTGCCATTGGTCCTCTCCCTTTCTCACACAGAAGGGGTGGAGGATCTCTCCTCCACCCCTAGCTGCGTGGATCAGACCGAGCTCCCGGCGGTCTCCGCCAGGAGCTTCTTGACCTGCTTGTCCTCCTCGACCATGCCCTTGCGGACGGCCGACCAGGTGTAGCGCTCAGCGGCGTCGTCGACGCCGAGGTCCCGCTCCTGGATGGAGCGGTACAGGTCGAAGATGTAGTTCGCAGGCTGGCTGGAACCGTGCAGCCGCTGGGTCACCAGGTACAGCCGACCCTCGTGGTTCGAGGAGAGCTGCTTGTTGTTGTTCTGGGCGGCGGCCCGGGCGGAGTCGGCGAGGTGGTTCATCCGGTCGGCCAGCGCCTGCTCCTGGGACGGAGTGAGTGCGAGGTCCGGGATCACGATCGAGTCACCCGGCACGGTCACCGGGATCTGCTTCTTGGCCTTGCGGATCTTGCGACGGTGAGCGATGACGCCACCGATGACGGCACCACCGATCAGGGCCAGCAGCCAGACCTTGGTGCCGAGCACCCTCCAGGACCACACGGTGATGCCGGCGTCGGCCACGATCACGGCCGAGCCCACCACCCAGTTCCTGAATGGGGCCGCCCAGTTCCACAGGCGGATCGCCGAGTCCCGAGTCCACGCGGCTGCGCGTCGGGTGTTCCGAACGGTCCAGTCGACCGCCGGCAGGACCACCTGGTCTCGAGTCCAGCGGTACGCCGAGACCACCTTGTCGGTGGTCCAGCTCCACGCGCGGCTGAGCCAGCCCTTGAGCTGGCCCCACTTCTCGCGGACCCAGCTCGAGAACCGCTCGGTGCGAGACCGGCTGTCCACGAGGACCTGTTCCGGGGTCGGCACCCCGGGCCTCACTTGGGTTTCTACTGCCATTGCGCTCATGTCGGTTTCCATTCCCTTTCATGTGATGGATGACATGCAAAAGGCCCCGCGTCTTCTACACGGGGCCTGCGGTGTCCCAGGCACATGCGTACCTAGGGACTTAGGTCCATTGTATCACAAACGCGACACAACAGTCCAGTCTTTCAGCTGCTGATCCCTGGAAGGGTCCACTCCGAGTCCTCGAGATCGGCGTGGGCACCACAATCCAGGCAGCGCAGCTGGGCGGTGTGGGTGGACTGGTCGTCCACCTCGGTGATCGGCACGTACATGTCCTCTCCCTCGTGCTGGAGGACGCCGACCTTGCACATGTAGTCGAGCCGGCGGGTGACCTCCAGGGACACGTTGCGCTTCTTGCAGTTCGGACACTGGACCACCTTGGGTACCAGCTCGGGAGCGGCCACCGAGAGATGGTCCGCGAACTCGGTGTAGTAGTCGTCCACCCAGTCCGGGAGCTCCTCGGGGAAGCCCTCCTTGAGCCACTTCCGGGCCTGCCGGTACCGGTAGGTGCTGATCGGGATCAGCTTCAGCCGGCTGAACCAGCCGATTCGCAGCTCCGGATCCTCCCGAGAGAACGCCTGGCACAGCACGTGCAGGTGCCTGGTCTCCCAGTCCGGGAACTCCTCGGCGTACTTGCTCGGGTCCAGACCCTTGACGATCACCAGGTCGTTCTCGAGGGCGGTGTTCGCCATGGCCATGATCGCGCCGCTGCCCGGACCGAAGTCCATCTGCTGGGTGATCGGCAGGATCTCGGTCTCGATCCCCTCTGCCGGCCCCACGAATGACTGATGCTCGAACAGCATGGACATCAGCGGATGCACTCCGTGCGACTCCTCACTCATTCCTGCTCCTTCCGGATGATGTAGACCCGGCACGCCGCCTGGAAGTACTGCAGCCAGGCGAGCGCGCCCATCTTGGTGCCAGGTACCACCGAGCTCACCTGGATGGTGTCGATGACCGGCTCCATGTAGCCGCCCAAGCTGACCTCGATCGCCTCGCTCACCCCGTCCCAGACGAAGGAGAGCGTGGTGGTGTGGTCGTAGTAGGTGAAGTGCGGCTTCTCGGGCTCGGCATGACGCGGTGCCTCGCCGATCACCCGTACTCCTTGTGGAGCATCGTCTCCAGCTCCTGCTGGACCCAGGTCGAGCTGATCGAGTCGTGGCGGTTCATACTCCGCTCCACCACCACCGCGTTGATCAGGGCTCTCAGCTCCGACTCCTGCCGGTGCAGCCGAGCCCAGGTGCCAACTACGGCGATGGCGTAGCCGAGGACCACTCCCGCTACGCCCGCAATCGCGATGCCAACCCACACCATGGGCACTCACTCCTCGTCCTTGGGAGAGGTGACCGCCCCCGTCTCGGTCTGAGCCGTCTTCTCCAGGACCTGGGGAACGTCCTTGCTCCGGGCCCGGTACTCGCTGGCCTCCAGACAGTTGGCGATCCGGTTCAGCGACTTCGCGATGGAGCTGATGTTGGCGTAGTACTCCACCTCATATCCGGTGACCATCAGTGCCTCCCGTTCTTCCCCTGCTCCCAGGCACCACCGAGGAGCTCGGTCCCGTGGGCCCGATAGATGGGTGGCTTCGGTCGGGGTGACCGGGCCACATAGGACACGCCTTTGGCGTCTCGATCGGAGACCTTGCGCTGGGTCAGGACCCGACGCCGGTTTCGGTGGAAGCTGTCCGCCCGGATAGTGTTCAGCTGGGCGTAGAACGCCAGGTGACATGCCCGGCACCACAGCCGCTGGGTGTCCAGCTCGATCAGCTCGGCCGGCTTGCCGCAGGTGGAGACCCAGCAGATCCTCATGACTCAGCCCTCGTCACGTGGACGTAGGTCTGGTCCTCGATGTGGGTGATCCCGGAGACCTGGAGACCGGCCGGGATGACCAGCACCAGGTCATCGCGGAAGGTGGAGATCTCCACGGTCCCGATCTCATCGGTGAAGTGGGTGACCGCGTCGACCTTGAACGGGCCCGTCATGCTGCCCTCCACGTCTTGGCGCGAAGCTGCCTCTCGACTGAGTCCAACACGCTCCTCATGCCCTTCCAGAAGGCAGCCTGGGCGTAGTGCCTGGCCTCGTGGTAGGTGTCGTAGGCGTTGGGCGGGGTGATCTCGATGATCTGCCCACCTCTGGTCTTGCACTCATCACCTTCCTTGGCCCCGCAGAAGGTGCATGGGATGGAGCGGATCGGGACTGCTGCCTGCATGGCGATGGTCTCCTCGTACGAGTCGAACATCCAGCCCCAGTGTGGACGTGGCATCGTGCTCATCGGACGATCACCTCGTTCTCGGAGACGACCTCGATCTTGGTGAAGCCGTGCTTTCCGGCCAGGATCTCCTGAGCCTTGGCCCAGACCGGCGGGTAGACGACGACGTGCTGGACGCGCGTAGAGCGATTCTGAGCCCTCTTCCGACGCGCCTTGGGGGTTGGGTCCACCTCACCCTTGGCAATGGCCTGGACGGCCTTCTCGTGCAGGCTAGCGGTCTCCTGGACCATTGCGCCTTCCTTCCTGCTGTCCTTCATGGATGTGACCTTTCTGAGTCCAGTCGTGGCAGAACCCGCAGTAGCCCTCACGGATGTCGTTCGGGTTGTACGAGGTCCTCCCACACCGGGGACATGTAATCGATGGTTGTTCTGTACTGAGGCTGGTCTTCTCGGGGTCGAGGAAGAACTCAGCCATTGCCTGGACCACGTCCGCGTCATCCTCGTTGAAGAGGTACGCGGGCTGGCCGCAGTTCTTGCAGCAGAGGAACACGTCGGTGCCCCCCTGCGGATTGACGATCAGCTGCGGGTTGACGAAGACCTCGCCACCACAGTTCCTGCAGCAGATCTGGCTCATAGCTCCACTCCTTCTGCTCGGAGCACGAAGGCTGCGGTAACCGTGATCCCGTCGATGTTCTGCTTGTCGGGATGACGGCCGTCGCAGTTGCCGCACCAGGGTGAGTCCGGACCGGCGGTGGTCTCACCACACCAGTCCGGATCACACCCGTCGTTGATCAGCACGCACTGGCACCGCAGTGGCGGAGGGGTCTGCTCGCGTGCTGGATCCATCACTCGGTGCCGTTCGCCTTGGGCTCGAACTCCTCGTCGGGGTCGACGTGGTCGGGGTCTCTCGCGATCATGTCGGCGAACTCGGAGTAGTGCGCGTACCGCGCCTTGAATCGCTTCCAGTCCCGGAGCATCTGCCGCAGCATGATGGCCTTCGCGATCGGGTCCTGCACGATCTCCTCGACCGGCTCGTAGGTGGACTCCGGGTTCTCCTTGGTCCCGCGCACCACCCAGAAGTGCCGCAGGTCGGCGGTCTCACCGCTGGCCATGGTCTCCTTGAAGGTGACCCGCAGCAGCTTGGCCGCGTTCGAGAGGTAGTACCTCTCCGCTGCTTCCTTGGGAGCCACGTCGTAGACCCGGTCGTGCAGAGGGTGGGTCCGCGGCTTGGTCTCCTCCGCCACGATCCGTGGCGTGAGCTTCCCGTGCTTCTCGCGGATCGCGATCAGCTCGTCGTACACATCTGTCATCTGAATCTCCTCACATGGAAAAGGGGCGGTGACCGAAGTCACCGCCCCACCTGATTGCCTGTCGGGCCACGAGTGCCCTGCCGCCCTTGCCTAGGCTTGCCTGCCGAGGCGTACCACACCAACCCACCAAGTCGGGCCAACCCTGTCCGTGCCTGCCTCGCCACGAGTCCCACGTGCCTACTGACCGGGCCCTGACAAGCCTGCCCCGCCCGTCTCGCCGCACCGATCGACCGCGCCGACCACATCCCGCCTAGACCAGCCTGCCCCGCCGTGCCCGGCCTTGTTGCACCTCGCTGACCAGGCCTAGTCAAACCCGCCACGCCTGCCTTGCCTTCCCCCGCCACGCTGAACCGGAGATGCCTGGCCTGCCCTGACCTGACTGTCACACCTAGCCAATCCAGGAACGCCCTGACTGCCGTGCCAAACCAGGCGATGACAAGCGGATCCAAGCCGACCTAGCCTGCCGCGCCTTGAGATGCCGATTCCACCAAACCCACCATCCGAGCAACGCCACGCCTGCCTCACCAGGACAAGCCCAGCCTTCACACGGCCTTGCCTGCCTCGACGAACCACGTGATGTACAACCAAGCCCGACGAAACCGAGCCTGCCGGACCAGACCGCGACGAACCTCGCCGGACAATGCCTGGCCTGCCGGGCCGACCGTGCCTCAACCAGCGATGCCCTGCCTGCCGGACCTTGCCTGACCGGACCGGTCCACGAACATCCCGGAGAGCCGAGCCTGCCGTGCCATGCGTACCCATCCAAGTCACCCGGGCCGGGTCAGACCGAGCCTGCCCAACCATGACGAGTCGACCCGACCATGAACGGTCGAACCCTGCCTGCCATGCCCCGCCGCGCCGTCTTGCCTTGCACTCCAAGACGGGCCTGGACCTCCCAGTCGTGCCCTGCCGACACCTGCCACGCGGCCCAAACCAAGAGCTCCGAGGTAGCCCTGCCTGCCCGGACGCACCGCGTTCTACCTAGCCGTCAAGGGCCAACCATGACTGCCCTGAAGTACCTCACCCAGCCTACGGAGCCGAGCCTTGCCTGCCGTGCCCTGGATGCCGCACCACTGCAACCCACGCGGGTCCATGCCTGCCATGCGCGCCCAGTACTGCCTAGTGATCCGCGCCATTGCCTGCCTGCCTCGTCCCACCATGCCGGCACCAAGTCGGGCCTAGAGTGCCATGACGCCACCCCGACTAGCCTGCCGTGTCTTGCCTTGGTACGCCCGGCCTTGCGTGCCCCGCCTGCCGTGCCTGGCCTCGATTCACCGGACCTGACCGAGACCGAATCGCCCAGCCTGCCACGAATGCCCAGCCTTGCTGCACCGCGCAAACCTTTCCGCGCCGGCCTCGCCAAGCCTTGACATGACCGGATCGACGTACCGGGCCTGCCATGCCCTGTCAGAACCTGGCGGGACCTGACCAGAGACACCTAGTCACGCCTGCCAAGCCGAGTCGTCCATGACCTGCCGGATCCTGCCTGCCTCGTCGCACCAAGAAGTGACCGACCAGGCCTAGACCTAGCCTGCCTTGCCCCGCCTTCCCCGAAAGCCAAGCCCCATCCGGCGATGCCTGCCGGGCCGGATCGCGCCGTGACCGGTGTGCCAAACACTCCTAGACCTGGTACGCCCTGCGATGCCTGGCCTGCCATGTCCTGTCTTGCCTAACAAACCAAACCCATCCGCGTGAAGCCGCGCCTGCCAATACACACCATGACCAGCCTTCTCGAACGTGCCTCGCCTGCCATGTCACGCCGCACGGAGTGCTGCCTAACCAGTTGATGCCGGGACTCTCCTGCCTGGTCGCGCCAAGCCGTAGGTCCGCGCCTATCCATGCCTGGCCTGCCGTGCCCCAACAACTAGCCGTGCCGGTCCCGGTCACACCGAGCCAACGCCTGCCATTCCTCGCCACGACCAGAGGACACCGAGCCAACCGAACCCAGGAATGCCTGCCATGTCCTGCCGAACATCCCATCCGAGCCAAAGGTCACCATGCCTGCCAAGCAGTGCCATACCGCCCCTCGCCGGGCCGAGTCAGATCATCCTTGCCGCGCCTGCCACTCCTAGCCACGACACCCCGTCCTAACCAACACGGGCCTGGCCTGCCTGGCCTCGCCTTGAATACCTTGGCCCAGCTAGCCACGACTGGCCTGCCAGGCCTAGCCAAGATGTCCATCCCGCGCCTTGGCCGGTGAGACCGTGCCTCACCTGCCACGAGGGCCACGCTCCGACTTGTCCCATGATGCCTGGACTTGCTAGCCGCGCCGGCCTTGTCTTGCCCAGCCATGATCAGCCCGTCCGAGCCATGGCACACCTGCCGAGCCTTGCCAAGACAAGACTAGGACCTGCGCGGCCGAGCCTGCCTCGCCCTGCCTACGGTTGCCCATCCTCGCCACGACTCGCCTGCCCCGACCAGACGGACCTCGACTTGAGCTCCCAGTCTGGACACGTGATGACATGCCTGCCTTGCCTGGCCCGTCCAAGCCCGGCGACCTTGCCTAGCAGTGCCTGCCACGCGGGCCAAACCGTCCCTGACCTTTCCGCGCCACTGCTGCCATCCCATGCCTGCCACGCCGGTCCCTGTCTCGTCACCCAAGACCAGCAGTACCAAGACCCGACTGCCGCGCCTGACCTCTCCCAAGCACGTCGGTCACTCCACGCCTGCCGTGCGATGCCGCGACAGTATGCCCAGCAGCCCCAGACCCGACGGGTCGCGCCTGCCGAACCGCACCTAGTCAGCCATCCCAGGAGGAGCCGAGTGGCGACCTAGCCTGCCTGACCTAGCCCTGCCGTTACCGGTCCGACATCCCAAACCATGCCTGCCGTGCAGCGCCATGAGGTGCCGGGACTCCCGGACCGGACAACGACGGGCCTGCCTAGTCGATGGGCATCGGGGTGTCCGGGTCCACCTCGATCTTCCGGGACGGGTCGATGCAGTAGGTGCCGTACTCACCTCTGCGCTCGGGACGCCACTCACCCACACCCACACCGAGACCGCCGGCCTCGATCAGGGACAACACGGAGTCCCTGGTGAGCATGCTCTTGACGTAGGTGACATCCAGGTACGTCCGCCACTCACCCCAGAACGGTCGGTACCGCAGGTCGGTGCCACCGTTGCCGACGCGCACCACGTCCTCGCGCATCTCCGGGGTGCCGATGATTCGGGCCAGCATCATGCCCTCGAGCTTGGAGTACTCGCCGGCGATGAAGATGGTCTGCCGGAGCCCGACCATGGTGACGCTCTTCCCGAAGAACCTGGCTGCGGAGACGGTGGCCGACTTGAAGGCGATGGCGGGGATGCCGTAGCCGTCGTCGTCGAGCCGATACGCCGCGTCCTGGTACTCCTTCTCCGGATTCTTCGGCTCCTTCGGTGCCTTCCGCCCTTGCATCGCGTCCAGCATCTGCCGCTTCGCCTTCTCGCTGAACTTGTGGGTGATCAGCGGGGAGGTGCCCATGAGCGGAACCCGGATCGTCTCGGTGGCGATCCGGGAGATGACGATCTGACCCTCGGGCATGGTGTGCTCGGTAGTCGCGGCCTTCTTCAGCGGGGTGGTCTTCACCCCGGACATCGATGGTGCGCTGACCACCGACTGGGCCTTCTTGCTGACGGTCTTCGCTGCGGCCTTCTTGACCGCGGTCTTCTCTGGCACTGTCTTGCCTTTCATGGATGGTGGTGGGGCCCCCGGCCCCCCTTGACGCAGGGGCCCCACCGGAGGGTTAGTACTGCTTCCGCCGCTGCCACTTGTCGTCGTCGACGTAGACCGTGAACTCCTCGGTCTCCTGCTCGTCTCCGAACCTGGTCTTATGCGGCGGCTTCTCGGGGTCGTTGGCGGCCTCGAGCTGCCGGTGCACGATGTTGTCCTGCTCGTTCTCGATCTCGATCAGGGCCCGCTGCATCACCAGCCCGCCGCGCTTCTGCCGTAGCTCTCTGCGCTGCTTGCTGGTGAGTACCTCCTGCTCGATCGGGTTGGAGAAGACCTTCTCGTGCCCGGTGAACCGTCGACCGAAGTAGACGATCCCGAACCCGCACCCGACGGTGGTGATGGAGAGCAGCGTTGCTGGGATCAGCAGCACCACTCCGTACTCAGCGATCTCGGCCAGCGTGATCACAGTGGCGAGACCGGCGATGCAGGCCAGCACGACACTGGCCCACATCGCGACCTGGTAGATGACCTTGTCCATCAGGCCGCCACCAGGTCTGGCTGCTGACAGCCGCGGTACGTCTCGGACCAGTTCGCGTGCGAGAGGAACTCCTCCGCATCGAACTTCAGCCCGAGGTACTGACCCGCCCAGCCGTCCTCGTGTGGCAACGGCTCGTTGTTCTCGTCGTACATGGCCGGAGCCACGCACGCACGACCGAGAACACAGCCGTGCTCGTCGATGCGCACGATGTTGCCGTGCACAGAGCGACGATGGGTCTCGATCCGGTAGTCGTGCCCGTCCGAGCCCCTGACCAGGATCAGCGAGAGATCGCCTAGTGCCCGATCCTCTGCGGGTACCAGACCCTCCAACAGCTCCAGGGCCAGCACACGAGCTGCAGCCATCTGCTCTGCCAGCTCCTGCTGCCGGGCCAACCGCTCCCGGTTCCGCTCCTCCTGCCGACGCTGGAACTCATCCCGCGCCCGCGCAGCCTGCTCGGCTCGCGCCCGTGCCTCCTCCTCGGTCTCGTGCCACTGGGTCCAGACGATCTCCTGCGTGGTGTAGGAGGTCGCGGTCCCGGTGGACACCCACTGGTCCCAGACGTACGGGTGGCTGCCAGTGGTCGAGATGTTGTTCCACTGCAGCCAAGTGGTGTTCGCCGAGTAGGTGAGAGCGGTGCCGGCGACGAAGCTAGCCACCTTGGGTCTGCCGGACCATGATGATCTTCCCGCGGGTCTCGTCGAACTCGCGGATCACCTCACCGGTGCGCTCGCCGGAGTCGGGGTTGACCGCGTAGGCCAGCATCCCGCGGTCCTTGGCCTTCTTGAACGCAGCGCGGGCGGCTGCTACCTCGTCCGCGTTGGCCGGGTCCCACATCACCCGGGTGTCGCCGGTCGCGTCCATGACGTGCAGGACGTTCTTCTCCATCAGCTCAGTCATTCTGATCCTCTTCCTGTGATGTGATCGGTGCCCCGTGGATGGGGCAATCGGGGTTCACGGTGAAGTGCTCAGCATCGGTCCAGGTGCAGATGCAGTTCACCTGCGGCAGCTCCGGCTCCTTCGCCAAGGCCTTCTCCTCCTGCTTCGCCTGGTACTCCTGGTCCGCCTCGGCGATGGCGTCGAGGATGGTCATGTCGGGGTTCAGGGTTCGGTCCAGACGGCTGATCCGAGACTGGACCCACACCAGCTGCAGCCGAGCCGTCTCGATCAGCTCGTCAGCCTCGGTCAGAGCCATCAAGGCCTGATCCACACAGTCGCGGCAGATCGGCTTGTCCTTGGGCAAGTCATCCCAGAGCTCGGTGACGGTGAACTTCTTGCCACACAGACCCAGGACCTTGTCACCGATCAGGTGATCAGGCCGGCTGGTGATGTGAGCACGTTTGGTCATATGCTGGTTGTTCCTTTCATGGATGGCAGAACCCCCGGAAGAGTCACCTCCACCGGGGGTTCTGTTCTGTCTACTCCGAGTGACCGGCGATCTTCAGCGCCCGGTCGAAGGCCTCGAGCACGTCGGCCTTCTTGCGGTCGCTCTGGTCGTTCCAGTGCGGGATGTTCTCCCAGCTCTCCTGGTTCGGAGACTCAGGCCAGAGCTGGTTGATGGCCTCCAGCATGGTCTCGGTGGTCTCCGCACGAACCACACATAGGTCGGCTGCGCTGTAGGTCCAGCCCTTCCCGCCCTTGCTGCGGCGGTCTTGCATCTCCTCGTCCATCGCCTCGAGCGAGCCGAGCTCGATGGCCTGGATGGCACAGACCACATGCCGTCCGTAGACCCAGCCCTCACCTCGGTTCTGGGTCCAGCCGTGGATGATCCTGGCCTTGGCTGCCAGCAGTGAGTGGATCACTCGCCGCCGGTTCACCAGCGCCATCAGAGATCACGCTCTGCGAGCTTGATGGCGTGGTCGAAGGTGTGCACCACCTCCTGCTGGGTCCGGCCCTCCTGGTCGTTCCACCTGGCGATCTCGAGCATCGCGGGGTCGACCTCCGCCCACTCCGAGAACAACTCCTGGATCGCCCGGACGAACATCTTCGAGGCCGCCGATCCGACCTGCTGTCGGGCCAGGCACTTCTCATTGTTGGAGAGCCCGGGTTCCATGCCCACCGCCGAGACGATGTTCAGGCCCAGCGCCTGGGCCGCACAGACATTGCCGGCCAGATCCTCGGCCGCGTGCTGGATCCAGCCTTCTTCGATGCGATCTTTGGCATTGGACAAGGCCCTGACGACCATGTCCTTGGTACTGCTCATACCTGCTCCTCTCATGGATTCCACATGAACTGGGCGGGGTGACCCAGTGTGGTCAGGGTGCTAGCGATCAACCGGCCGGACTCCACATCCCGGGGGTAGATCAGATAGCCATTCGCGTTGATCTGGATGTCCCCGTCCTCGCCCACCACACGCGCCAGCACCGTGAAGAAGATCTCGGCTGGCACGTGGATGGCGAGGTAGTAGACCTCAGGCACGGTGCTCGCAGGTGAAGATTCCTGAGTCGATGGTGTGCACCTTGTTGTGCCGATCGAAGAAGGTCAGGGTGATCTGCCTCAGGTGCACCTTGTCACTGTTCTCCCCGACCGGCTCCAGCACCTCGGCGAGCAGCTTGCCGTACTCC